ACTATTTTTTGCCATAGTAAACAAAGTAAAACCTACATTGTAAGGAACAGGCATGTAAGAATTTTGTAATGACTTACTATCTGCGCCTTTTACTTTTTTAAATTTCTGTACTCTATTTAATTTTCTTGCCGGGTCATAACTTAAACTTGTTAATTCAAAACCTATTCTTGGTAAAGTTAATGCCGTTGTAACCGGGTCAGATGCTGAACGAGCAGAGTCCTGGTCTATTCTTGTTAAAAATTTTTGTTTGGGTCCATATGCTAAAGGTACTTTCATTTTTTGAGTAACTTTACCTGTGCTTGATTTTCGATATATGTACATATCGTTAAACAATGTGCCAAACGCCACAATTGTTTTTCTAATCAATTCATGGTATTGTGCGTCTTTAAACATAATTTATTCCTTTATATATCGCTTGGGTCACCAAATGGATTTTTTTCGCTAAAGTCAAATATATCATTTGATGTATCAGTATCATTTAATCCCGCTTCATCATCAAAACTTATATTGCTTGCACCGCTTGTGTCCGTTGCTAAGTTGCCTGTTAATGCGTCTTCTTGTATTATATAGTCAACATAATTAGGGTCATCTTCCAGAATTAAGTTGTCGCTATCTGTTTCATCAACAAGGTAGAAGTCGCCTGTACCTGTTTCTGTAAGTAATGCCTCAACATTACCATCTGTAACCTCTGCTAATAATGAACCTGCTGAAGTTGTACCCGCCTCTAAAGTAATTTGATTTAGTAATAAATCTTGGGATACATTTTCTAGTTTCTCATCAATTTCTGTAATGCCTGTATCCACTAATTCGTGTTCGTATTCCCATATAGAACATTTAAGTTTAAATATAGGAAGGTCATTGATTTGATACATTGGATCTTCATCTTCAACAAAATCAATTTGAAAAAATTTCTTAAATCGTGACATCCAGATAATGTCACCTTCTCTTGGTCTATTGATTGAAAGTGTGTTTGATGTATTATCAACCAATATCTCAAATGTGCGTCTTGCAACCACTAAGGTTACTTCGTCTCTTACTTCTAAACCAAACTTACCAATTAAATCACCTTGACCTGCAAAACCATTTACATCTTCAACATACATTTCAATCATGTAATTTTCTGTAAATGTACTATCAGGTGTTTCACCTAATATCTTATCCTCAGTAACAGTTTTTCTTGGCAAATAATGAACTTCATGTCCATATATCTTTAACTGCTCTATGATTAAATCCTCATATAAGGTTTTCTCTGAGCGTGTGCCATGTGAAAAGTAAGTATTTCGCATGATTTTATCCTACCATATATTGTGGTGGTAATTCGTATGATAATTGTATTTGTTCTTCTAGTTTATTTATTTCTTCTTGCGCCTGTGTATATAGTTGTTCGCCATTTAATGCGACACCACCTAACATTGCAACGCCTTGAAACTTGATTAAGTTAGCACCCCATTGTCTTTTAATTAATTGAATAGTATATTTCTTTAAAAACATATCATCAAAAATATCTGTAAAAGTAGAAGGGTTTAATTTTCTATGACATTCTATAACTAGATAATCACCTGCTGCTACATCATTTGCCCAATCCATATCAATATACAATCTGTTTTTATGCATATTATATCTTACAGGTCTTTCACCTACAAGGATATGGTCTAATAAATCTAAATGTCTTAATGTCATATCATAGTGTATAATGCTTGTAGATGAAAAATCGTACAAATCATTTAATCTTAATTGATATCTTACATCAAACAAGTTTAATGCCGCTTTATCTGTAAATGGAAATACATTTACTACTGACATAACACTAGATGGCAAAGGTATATAATTCTTACCTTCTGTCCAAACTGATGTGACCGTACTGTCTGCTGTATCTGTAACTGTTGACAATGTTTCGTCTGACCTTGCTCTTGTAATATCAGCGGCAGTTACAACATGTTTTAAATACATTCTCTCAACGCCATCATAATGGTATTGAGCAAAGTATTGTAACGCTTCATCAATTCTATCTTCTACTTGGTCATCTTCTACATTGATTTCTATAACAGGTTTACCTAATGCTCGTAGGCAATACTGTTTCATAGTCTCTCTTGTGGTAATTGGATTATTCTGTGCCATATGACTATTTATGCATTATATATACCTATATGATATTGGAAAACTATTATTATTATTTTATAGACTGTATACCACCACGAATTTGTGATGAAATTGTACAATTTGGGTCGTCCCTCCAAGAGGAGTTTGCCACTACAGGTCAAATTTCTGAAGCAGAGGCACAGGAAAAACAAGAAGAAATCAAACAATATAGAGATAGTAATGTCTCTTGGATGTCTGAACCATGGGTTTATAATGAAATACATCCACGAATACACGAAGCAAATAGAAATGCTGGTTGGAATTTTGAATGGGATTATACAGAACCTGCACAATTTACCAAATACAAACTTAATCAATACTATCATTGGCATGAAGACCAAGATGTAAAACCTTTTAATAATGGAGAACCTGCATATCAAGGCAAGATAAGAAAGTTGTCTTGTACTTTACAATTGTCACATCCTGATGAATATGAAGGTGGTGATTTAGAGTTTGAAACACCAAAAGGTATATTTAAAGTAGATGAAATAAAACCAAGAGGGTCTATTTGTGTATTCCCTTCTTTCGTCAAGCATAGAGTGACACCAGTTACCAAAGGTGTAAGACATTCTTTAGTAATGTGGAATTTAGGATATCCTTACAAATGATTATTAAACTACCTTTAGACAAACACATTTTAATTAAAAGTCAATTACAACAACATATCAAAAATGGTTGGGCAGAACCAAAACAATGTAGAGACAAATACTATAATGATAATATCACAAAAACAGATTGGGATATGGCAAATGATTATGAAAGACCTTGGGTAAAATATTTCTTACCTTTCTTTGAACCTCATTTATTAAGAATGACCCAAGACAGCGGTTATGCTAATTATGAATTATTTGAGATATGGTTTCAATCATACAATGAAAATTCTACACACGGTTGGCATATACATGGTAGAAACTTTACAGGTGTTTATTATGTAAATCTTCCTGAAGGTACACCACAAACAGAATTATATGATAGAGAATTAGGTGTGTTTCCTATCAAAGCAAAAGAAGGAGATATTGTTATGTTTCCTAGTCATACAATACATAGAGCACCAAAAATGTTATTAGATAAAGAAAAAACAATCATATCTTTTAATGTTGAAATGAAAGGTATATTAGATAGTGAACTCGCAAGAATTGAAAATACAACCATTATTCAGTAAACCTTTAGGATTTACAAAGATACATTTAACGGAAGAATTTATAGATTGGGTTAAGAAAACAGAATATCGTAAAATAGAATTTGGTTATCAATCTGTTGATGAACAATTACTTGATAAATTTTTATATATAAAACATCAAGTAGAAAAAGAAGTACAAGCGTTTAATGATAATGTAATGATGTTTGATACGCCAATAAAACTTACTAGGTCTTGGGCAACAAAATATGTACCTGGTGAGGAAGGCGAAGTACATATACACAATAACGCAACATACAGTTTTGTACTGTATATAAATAAAGGAGAAAGTTGTCAGTTTCAAAAGTGGCCAAATGACGGATTAAGACCACATTTCAAAGGGTATAATATATTCAATATGACAAGTCATAATATGCCAGTTGAACAAGGTAGTTTATTAATATTTCTATCTAACACACCACATAAGATACTGAAAACAAATGAAGAAAGATATAGTGTAGCAGGCAATTATATTATAACAGATATGAAGGAGTTTAAAATAGTATGACAACATTTATAGGCGAATATGCAATTGATCCTGGTATGTGTGACGAACTAATGGATTTGCATAAAAATAATCCTAAAAAACGAAAAGGTGTAGTAGGTAATAACAGGATAGAACCAACAATAAAAAAAAGTACAGATACAGACTATTTTGCTGATGAAAATCCTACAATAGTAAAATATGTAGCTATGCTACAAAGTTGTTTAGACCAATATGGTTCAATGTATCGTTGGGCAGATGAAGGACAGGAAAAATTTGCAATATGGGAAAAGTTAAACATTCAACACTATGCACCAGGTGAAGGTTATCCTCGATGGCACTATGAAATGTCAGGACATGATGTTAATGTACAAAGACATTTAGTTTTTATGACTTTCTTAAATACGGTAACAGACGAAGGACATACAGAATTTTGGTATCAGAAAATTAGAAAATCACCAATAAAAGGTTTAACATTAATTTGGCCTGCAGCTTGGACACATACTCATCATGGCATTCCATCTATGACGGAAGACAAGTATATTATAACAGGTTGGTGGAATTTTCTGAAAGAAGAACAGTATGGTAAACAACCTAACCCTAATCTGGAATCACTTCCTGTTGAAAATAAAAATAAAAAAGTCTGGTATTGGAAAGACGAACCAAAAAATCATGCTGAAAGATAATTTTTTTGAGGATGTAGATTATATTCGTGGGATTGCATTAGAACAAAACTATACAAGTAATTTATCAAATGGTTCCTCATATTATAGAGGTATGAGAGCAGATGTACCTGATATAATATATGATGATGTATCAAGGCAAATATTAAACACCCTAAATATGAATAGTGGTAAAATATATCTGTGGTTTGCATATCAAACTGAAGCGCCTATTGATGAGGACTGTATTCATACGGATGACCATACTACTGCAGGTTTAATTTATCTACATGATAATCCTAAAAGTAATTGTGGAACAATACTATATAATAATGGAAAGAAAACAATAATTGAAAATAAGTATAATAGATTTATAAGTTATTCTTCTAAAATACCCCATAGTCCAGAAGGATTCTATGGCGACAATATGAACAATGCAAGAATGACTTTAACTTACTTTATTGATTGAGGATATAATGTTTAAAGAAAAAAATTATCAAGTAATAAAAGGACTGATATCACCAGAAGTTTCTGATATCGCCTACAAGTATCTTTTAAATAAAAGAAGAATTACAAAATTAATGTTCGAAAAGAGGATAATATCTCCTTACAACGACCATTGGGGTGTATTAAGTGATGGACAGATACCTGATACATGGGGTAATTATGGTGATGTTCTTATGGATACATTATTACAACATATTAAACCTACATTAGAAGAACAGATTGATATAAGATTAACTGAAACATATACTTATACTCGTTTATATAAACATGGCGATATTCTCAAAAGACATAAAGATAGACCTTCTTGTGCCGTTTCTGCTACTATGAATATAGGTGGAGATGAATGGCCAATTTATGTTGATTCAACAGGTAGTGGTACAATAATCTATGATGAAAATAATATTGCTGTTGATTACCAAGTAGGTACTGAACCAGGTGTTAAAGTTATGTTAAATCCAGGCGACTGTTTAGTATATAAAGGTTGTGAGTTAGAACATTGGCGTGAAACATTTTATGGCGAAACATGCGCTCAAGTATTCTTACATTATAATGACGCTTCTTCACCTGAAGCAGAAACTAATAGATATGATGGAAGACCGTTTGTAGGTATACCTAAAACGACCGCTAATTATTTGTTAGATTATGGTATTAAGTGATTATTCCCAAGCTTGACTTGAAGGGTTCCAAACTTTAGCAGCAAGTTGAGAAGATGTTGGACTAGATACTGCTTCTTCCGTTAAATCATTTATATCATTGTTATTTACAAGATTTCTAAAATATTTTCCTGCGTTTTCACCAGTAACCTCATATCCTAAAAATCTAGTATTCGCTTGGTCCCAAGATATAGAATATTTGTATGTTTTACTGTCAGCACTATATGTTAATTTATTATCTGGTGGTAATGCAACAGGTTGATAGTATGCACCATCAGTTGTATTTAATACCCAATCATCATCTACTTTAACAGTAGTAAAGTATCCATCACCACTATCGTCAACAAAATAACCACCAATAGCTGCATATCTTTTTCTGAATTTATGATTGTAAGATGTTTGTTTCCATGCAACACCTGGATATACACCACCAACATTTGGTATTGCTGGATCGTCAGCGACATTGTTTGCACACCAAGTTTCACCGTCAGCTGCCATATCAG